AAAATGATACTTCAAATCAAGGTTAGGGAGTATAAAATATGGCAACAACTGCAACAGTAGAATTATTAGACTCGAATGGAAATCCAGTTTCAATGGGTACTTCATTAGAGCAAGCAATATCAGGTTCAAATGTGACTGAAGGTCCAGACGCACCGGCAATAATTGCGCCCAATTCAAATAATCTTCCTCCTAGCACACCATCAGATGTAAAAACTCCTTCAAAAACTCCGGATAATACAAATGTGTATGTGGCGGGCCTTGGTAATAAAACTGATAATGCTATTACACAATCAAATAAAAAATTAGCACACGCATGTGATTCTAGCACATATGTTGGTAAAGCGATTGCTCAAGTAGGAGCATTTGGTGGCCAAATTGTACAGGTTATTCGTAATGCTATTAAGGCAATTTTAACATATTTTGGAGTTAATCCTTCATCTAGTGGTTTAGTAAGTCAATTAAAAAAAATTGCTCAAGATATTAAAGATGCTGCAGTTTTTATTAAAAAAATTACCAATTATATCACTCAATTTATTTCTTATATTAATGCAATTAAACAATTATTGGCTTATATTTTAAGTTTACCTGCTGTATTACTCGCTTATTTTAAAGATTGTATTGCTACATTAAGAAAACAATTAGTTGCTGGTTATCAGTCGGCATTAGATAATACTCCGGATCCTTCAGATTTGGATATTAATCAATTATCTGGTGCTATTAAAGATGTTCAAAGTTCTATTCAACAATTTACACAAGCTACGGCGGCAGTAGTAACTGCTACTGTTACAGCTGGCGCTTCTTTATTGACACCAACACAAGTATCTTCTGGAAATACACAACAACAAGCAGCAGCAACACAAGCAGTATTTGCTGCAGCAGGTTATTCTTCAACTAGCGGTAATTTTGCAAAACCTTAAAATGGCACAAATACAAGAACCACCTTCAGCGTATAACGGAAAATATCCTTATAACCAAACATCAGTAAGTGAATCTGGCCATGTAACAATGGTTGATGATACTCCTGGTTCGGAGATTATGCGTTGGCAACATAAAGCTGGGACATTTACAGAATGGCAACCTGACGGAACAGAAGTTCATCATATTGTTGGCAAGGGATATTATATTACTGAGAGTGACGGTAATGTGATTATCAATGGTGCCTGTAACATTAGTATTGTAGGTCAAGCATCATTAACATTTCAAGATGACGTTTTTGTAAACTATCAAGGTAATGTCAATGAGGTAGCAGAAAAAGATTATAGCCTTCTTGTTAAAGGAGAATATTCAATTACTTCAACTGGTAATTTAAATTTAAATGCTATGGGACAATTAAGCGGAATATATGTTCAAGCTGGCGATAGAATGATTTTAAATACTGATTTAAGTGTTTCTGGCCAAGTTCTTGCTGACGATATACATTCACAAGGAGGTGTAACTGCAGGTACGGGTATTCACGCTGGTATTCCAGGTTCTGTAAATCCTGTTGCTGGCATTTCAACACTCGGTGGCGTCAATGTAGGTATTCCTGGTCCTACTGCTCCTGGTACTGTTAATGCTACTGTATCAGTTACTGCGCCCGCTATCATTGGTTCTGTTATTACCTATGGTGCAATTTTAATGGATCCAGAGGGTGGCGCACCATTAATTCGTTCAATTTACAATGCACATACGCATATAGACAGCAAAAAAGGTATCACTAAACCTCCTGTAGCTCCAATGCCTTAAGGATATATTATGAGTTTATACAATAGATTAGGTTTAAATTTTGATACTTCACAGTTTGGTTCTGCACAAACTTTATCAAGCGATGCATCAAATACTTTAGGATTAATTGCTAGTACAACTGGTATATTACCACAATGGCAACAAAATGATTTGTCGGCTGGCCCTCCTGTGCGAACAAATTATTATCAAAATCCTACAACAAATTATAATTCAAGTATGTTGGTTTCTGCAACATCTCTTTATAATTCAGCAAACTCAGCAAATGATTTTGTAACAACTGCGGCCGCTAGTAATTTAATCATTGAACTTGGCAATTTCCAATCTCATACCGATAATATTTCAGGTGTTGCTGTTGTTTCTAATACTTTTTTTCCTTCTTTACAATCAGCAGGAAATATGGGCCAGATGAATATGATGAATCTAGCCAAATCTGACGGAGTATCAAACACAGCACCAATTTTAGGTTCTTTTACCAGTTTATTCATACAAAGTTCATTAAGTGCAAATGCAAATACTCTTATTGTATATGCAAATCAATATGCAAATTCTATATCAACAAATAGTGATGGTTATATTGTTTCTAATCTTACACCTACTCAAATTACCACAATAGATAACTATTTGTCAAGTACACAGACTTTATTATATAGTTGCAGAACGAATGATATAAGTTTTTATCAGAATTCAATACAACTATCTCAGGATATTGGTTATATGCAACAATTTAATAATATGGGCGGTACAATGTCATATTTGGTCAATAATCTCGTTGGAACGCCTAGATTGTTAGCCAACTTAAATAGTAGTATGTCAGTTTCATAAAATTCAAAATTTTGCGTTCCGGCCCAAAAATATCCGGACCGTATATTGAGTTTTCAAAAAGCTTTTTTACTCCTAAGTGTGATAAATAAAGAATGGCAATCACAAATCATATTTACTCCGACATAGATTTAACCTTTCTACCTAATCCGGTGACAGGCGATGTGGCCATGAAATATGACCAACAATCTGTAATTGCTTCTGTTCGTAATCTTTTGAGTACTAATCCATATGATAGATTATTTCAACCAGATGTTAGTTCTGGTTTAACTGGTTTATTATTTGAACCTTGTACACCTATTACAGCAACACTCATTGAAAATGAGATTATTAGAACACTTACAAACTATGAACCAAGAATTCAACTGAATACACTTGCTGTAACTGCAAATCCTGACCAGAATCAATTTAATGTTTCGTTATCTTTTTTTGTAGGAAATCAAACACAACCTACGGCAATTAATCTATTATTACAGAGGACCAGATAATGGCTGGAAATTCAAATATCAACGTCACAAATTTAGATTTTGATACTATCAAAAGCAATTTTATTACCTATTTAAAGGGTCAAAGCACATTTCAAGATTATAATTTTGAAGGTTCTGGTCTAAATGTTCTTTTAGATATTCTATCATATAACACACAATACAATGCTTACTATTTAAATATGGTAGCAAATGAAATGTTTTTAGATTCTGCTGTACAAAGAGGTTCGGTAGTTTCTCAAGCTAAACTATTAAATTATATACCAAAATCTGCCGTTGCACCTACTGCAACTGTTAATGTTTTGTTTAATAATGTTACGGCTAGTTCTCTTACTTTACCTGCTTATCAAACTTTTAGTTCTGGTGCAATTAATAATATCAATTATACTTTTGTAAATCCAAGTTCTTATACTGTTAATACTGACGCTAACAATCAAGTATTATTTACTAATGTAGAAATTAAACAAGGTGTGCCTGCTAGATATACATTTACGGTAGATTCAGCCAATAATCCAGATTATATTTTTGAAATACCTGATAGTTCTATTGATACCACAACTTTACAAGTAATCGTACAAGCATCAGTATCAAATACTTCTTATGCTATTTTTAATCCAGCTAGTAATTATTTGATGTTAGATGGTACATCACAAGTTTATTTTTTACAAGAAGCAATTGATGGTAATTATCAAATTTATTTTAGTGACGGTGTTTTAGGTCAACAGTTATCAGATGGTAATGTTGTAATTGTAAATTATATTTCTACTGAAGGAACAAATTCTTCTGGTGCTAATAGTTTTGTTCTAATGCAAACTGTTGGTGGTTTTGCACCAACAAAAGTAATTCCTGTTACACCAGCAACTGCTGGTTCGAATAAAGAATCTATACAATCTATTAAGTTTCAAGCACCAAAATCATTTGCTGCACAGGGTCGTGCCGTAAGTAAAAACGATTATATTACTGCTATTCAGCAAAATAATTTAGGTTTTTCTTTTGATGCAGTTAATGTATGGGGTGGTGAAGAAAATACTCCGCCAGTATATGGTCAAGTATTCGTTTCTTTGAAACCTACAGGTTCTTACAATTTAACTACATCACAAAAACAAGAAATTATTACACAAGTTATTCAACCTATTAGTGTTTTAACTGTTCAACCTGTTATTGTGGATCCAGATTATACTTACCTTAAGTTAGTTGTTAATGTATACTATGACCCTAAAAAGACAACTTTAACATCGGCTCAATTACAAACTGGTATCACAAATGCTGTTTTAAATTTTGGTGCAACAACTTTAAATACGTTTAATTCAACTTTTAATGCTTACGATTTATTGAGTGCAGTTCAGAATTATGACCAATCAATCATTACTTCTGATTATACATTGCAATTACAGAAGAAATTCTTTCCTACTTTAAGTTCACCAACAAATTATACTTTGAGTTATAATACTTCTTTACGGAGAGGTATTTTCTCAAGTGGTATTACAAGTTCACCTGCTTTTCAGATTATTAATTCTTCAGGAATTGTTGATGGTATATACTTAGAAGAAGTTCCAACACAAACTTTTGGTGTACAATCTATTTCCGTAATTAATCCAGGATACAATTATTCTGCTGTTCCAACAATAACTATTTTAGGTGATGGTTCAGGTGCAAATGCTTATGCAACTCTTGCTGGTGGAACTGTACAAAGTATTACTGTAACAAATTCTGGTAATAATTATACGTCTGCCATTGCTACAATAACTCCGGCAGTAGGTGATACAACAGGTCAAGGTGCGGCTGCAATCGTTACTTTACAGGGACAATATGGTACTTTAAGAAGTTATTATTTTGATGCAAATAAAGTTAAAACAATCTTAAATCCAAATGTTGGTACAGTTGATTATGTGAACGGAATTATTACATTAAATAACTTTGGCCCTTATAATATTGATAACGCTTTAGGTCAATTTACTGTTACAACAACACCACAAACATCAATCATATCATCAACATTTAACGGCATAATCACTATTGATCCTTATGATCCAGCGGCGATTACTGTTAATGTTATAGAAAAAACAAGTTAATCTTATAAATGTTATTAAGTAACCAAAAAACTTCTATATTAATACCATCGCAGTTACCTGCGTTCATTCGTGATAATCCAAATTATGCCAATTTTGTAACATTTTTACAAGCATATTATGAATGGTTAGAAACACAAGATAATGTCACCGATGTTTCTAAAAATTTATTGAATTATCATGATGTTGATAACTTATTTGCCGCCAATACAGCAGTAGCCGGTTCAAGTGCCGTTGTTAATGAATTCATTAATTATTTTCAAAATGATTTTCTTTCTTATTTTCCAAAAAATATATTAGCTAATCAAGCAGAAGTAATTAAATTAGCTAGACAATTATACCAATCAAAAGGTACTCCTGCTTCTTATCAATTTTTGTTTCGTGTTTTATATAACACCGATGTTGATTTCTTTATTACAGGAGATGCAACACTCAAAGCTTCTGGTGGTAGTTGGTATGTTCCACTTAGCCTTCGCTTAGAATCAAACGATACAAATTTTTTATCAATAAAAAATCTTAGAGTTTTTGGTACAACTTCTAAGTCAATTGCAACAGTTGAAAATTCAGTTCTTACTCAAGGCAAAATAGAAGTATTCATTTCAAACGTAGAAAGATTATTCCAATCCGGTGAATTTGTTAATATAGTTGATTCAAATAATCAACTTGTATATTTCTTAAATGGTAATATTGTTCCTGTCTTTAATATCTTAACAAGTTATTCTTCAGGTAGTTTGGTGGTTTATGGTGGCGTAACATACGAAGCTTTTGTACAAACAACTCCTGGAATTTTACCAACAAATAATCAATATTGGGCAGAATATGGCCAACAAGCCGAAACATTAAGTTCAAAAATTGTTGGTCAAATTAGTCAAATCATTATTAATAAAAACTATCGTGGTTTATATTATCAATCTGGTGATCCTGTTATTGTTTATAATGGTTTAGCTAATATTTCTAATCCACACGGAGCGGTTGCTGAAGTTGGTTCTACAACAACTGGTTCTATACAAGATATTAAGGTTGTAACTCGTGGTTACGGTTATACCAATTATCCAAATACAATTATTCAAATATCAAATGCCCCAGGTGCGATTGCAATTGTTGGTACTTTAGACCCCGCTGCAAATAGTATTGCAAATGCTACTTTTATTCCAACTGATATTGTTTCATTATCTCGTTTTACAACTATTGGAAATACCAGATATTCATTTTTCTCCAATAATATAACATCAAATGCAAACACCACTCTAGCGAATGCATTTAACTTCACAGCATTTACAACTTATCCTATAGCAGAACTTATCTTAGAAAATGGTGGTGGTGGAGTTTCAGTTCAACCACCGGTCACAGCAATATCTCAATATGCTGCCAATAATAATTTAGCTACTGCTAATTTGGCTAGTTTAGGAATACTGGCTCCAATTCAAATATCAAATGCGGGTTTAGGATATAGAGCAAACGACACAATTACAATTTCTGGTGGTACAGGCAGAGGTGCATATGCCAATGTTTTAACAGTCAATGCAAATGGTAGTATTTTATCTGTAGGTTATGTTTACAATTCAAAAAATCCAACTTATCCTTTGGGTGGTTTAGGATACAATGGTAGTTTGCCTACATTAAATGTTGTTTCATCTAATACACAAGCATCAAATGCTTCACTCTATGTGCCAGGAATATTAGGCACAGGTGCTACATTCTATGCTGATACAGATAGAGCTGGTCAGATTACGACTATTAATATTTTAGATTATGGCCAAGATTATGTTGCAGCACCTAACGTATCTTTACAAGTACAAGATATTTTGGTAACTGGATTTACGACAACTAAGTTACCAAAATTAGGTGATATTGTATACCAAGGAACAACTTTAAATACGGCTTCTTATTATGCTACTGTTAATAATACTTCTTTAATTGTTGGTTATGCAAACACACAACAGTCTATTTACAATTTACGAGTTTTCAATTATAACACACCAATATTAAATTTAACAGCACCATTAAAATCAAATACATCATCAGGAAATATTGCATTTAGTATATCAACTCAATCTTGGAGTAGTACTTTAGGTCCACTAGCAAGTCAAGAACAAGCTAATGCAACTACGGCAGTATTAACTTACGGTGATGGTAAAGCTCAGGCGACAGCAACATTCTTAAATGGTTTGACAATCGGTCAGGGCCAATACTTAAATGATTCTGGTCAACTTAGTGGTTTTGATGTGTTACAAAGTACAGAATACAACAATTATACTTACGAAATTACATTAGAAAAAGAAATTGCTAAGTATAGAGATGTGTTATTAGGATTATTACATCCGGCCGGTACACAAGTTATTGGTCGTTTTGCAATGAAATCAAATAACTCATTGCAATATACAGGAACCGATGCTCTATTACAAGGTTATCCTTTATCTCAATTAACCGGAGCAATATCTACTGGTACAATTTCTGGTACTTTTGCTAATCCAAGTAATAATACTATATGGTTCAATAATTTAGCGGGAGCTAATTTACAAAGTATTATATTCGCCAATAGTATTGTTCAATTTACATCAGCGAATGGTGACCAAATTACTTCTGGCGTTGCACAAATTAATGATGGTACTAGTAATAATGTCGTTTTAACAGATAATGTTTGGATGGCTTTTGCAAATGTTGCTTACGGTACAACAGGTCCAGGAACTAGTACGATAAATATAAGCAGTGTTTGGACCAGTTCGTATAATATTGTTAACGATGGTAATTACAGTAACACAATGTATCCTTTGATGGATATGATTAGAGCTGGTGATACAATTCTAGCAAATAATCAAACGAAAACTGTATCAAATGTTAATTATGTAAATAATATAATATACTTAAACGGCAATTTAACTTATGGTGTGGCCGGAAATATATCAGTTAGTAGAACATGGACATCATCTAATATTCAAATATTTGGTCCAGTCGGTATACAATATATACCAGAATTAATAACAGAAGATGGAAGAAGTTTAACCGATGAACAAAATAACATTCTAATTTTAGGATAAAAGATGTCAACAGTAAAAATATCGCAATTACCAGTATTTAATATGATTAACGCCAATACAGCCAATACGCTGTTCGTTGGTGTTGATGTTCCTACTTTAACTACTTTCCAGATGACTGCCACAACATTGGCACAAGGTCTATATTCAAATAATATTCTTAATGTTGGTATCAATCAACAAAATTTACCTAATACTATTGCTCAATTTGCTTTAGGTGGGCAGTCTTATGTACAAACTAATTTAGTTAATACTAATGATGGCGGAACTGCTGACATTGTGGTTACTGCAAATACTGGTTCTGGCGGTTCCGATTCAGCATTTTTTATTGATATGGGTTTTGCAAATAAAAATGTACAACCTGGTTTGGAGTTTAACAATTTAGGAACTGCAATTTATCCTTTAGATGGTTATTTGTATGTACAAGGTGGTGCAATTAATGCTCCGGGTGGTCCTGGAGGTAATCTAACAATTGGAACAACAACCGCAAATACTGAAATTAAATTTATTGGTGGTGGGCATGATGCTGCTAACGTAGTATTCAAAGTTACTGGTGATGGTCTTAAAATGATAAACGGCCATCCAATTTTCTTTACTGATGGTACAACACAAAATACAGCCGCCTCGTCTGCTGCTTATTCACAAGCTGGTTACGCACAAGCAAATTTAGCATATACGATTGCTGTTAATGCTAATAATTTGGTAAATTATCAAACTGGTATTGATTTAACTCAAAATACTAATACTCAATTAGCATGGAACTTAGCAAACACAGCAGTTCAAAATACAGCAAATATTATTTTACCAGGTAATGTAATTTTTAATGGAGCTAATACAAGCTTCAATAGTAATATCGTAACGTTTGGCACAATGACCACAACAGGTAATGTGGTCACTACTGGTAACTTGACTGCAACAGGACCTGTAACATTTAATGGTAACTTTGTAAATAATGGACAAACCACAAATAACGGCAATACGATTAATAATGGTAATTTAACGACTACAGGTAATGTTATAAGTATTGGATATTTGACCGCAAACGGCACATCAACATTCAATGGCAACACAGTATTTAAGGGTTATGTTACAGTCGCAAATAATTTAACAGTTGATAGTACATTTACAATCAATGTTGCATCACAACTATTAACAATGAATGGTATTATTACTGTTCAGAGTTCCAATTTCCCATCTAATTCTTCTGGTATGAAAATCGATGGTTCAAATAATGGTATTGCTCAGGCAACAACATCAACAGGTACGATGTTACAGATTGTTGGCCTTGATGGTGGTTATGCAACTCGTGTATTAATAGATAACTATTCAAATGGAAGCTCAAGTGCTTATCCATTATTTGCTGCCCGTGCTGCTCGTGGTAATTCATCCGTTCCTGCACCAGTACAAACAAATGATTTATTGTTTAGAGTTGTTGGTAACGGATATGGAAACACATATACATTATTAGGTGGTGGTTCTATTGATGTAGTTGCATTAGAAAACTATACTGATGCAACCAAAGGTTCACAAATTAATTTAACAACTACACCTATTGGGACAAATACAAGATATACAACAGTATCGGTAAATACTTCTGTTGTAACAGTTAATACAAATTTAAATGTTGCTAATACAATTGTAGCAAATACATATGCTTTCAGTAATACATCAAATACTGGAGTAGTAACTCAACAAACAAATAAATCTACCTCTGTTACAGCAAACGGTATTTTTGGTCAAATTATAATGAATAATGCACAGTTAAATGCTGGTTCAGGTGTAACATTTACAGTCAATAATAGTTATGTTCAACACGTTGGTGATATACCAATGGTTGTTATACAAAATCCTGTTACAACAGGCATATATCAGGCTACAGTTAGTGCAGTTCGTGTTGGTTCTTTTGATATATTTGTATACAATAATGGAGCAGGTCCAGGTAACAACAAGAGTGATGCTATTGTATTAAATTGGGCTTTAATGAGAGTTGGAAACTAACGAATAAATAAAACATGACTAATTTAAACAAAAACATATTAACATACAATGCAAAAGTTGCTTCAGTAGAGCAGGACTATTTTTCTCCTGTTGCCCAATTGGTTAACGGTCAAGCAATCAGCACAACATATGCTTTTATTGCTCGTGTAGATTCTTGGGCAAACGATGCATCTCCTCCAGCACCTTTACAAACTCAATCATATTTAAAATCTGTATATAAAAATATGTTTGTTTTGAAAAAAGTTAATTCAAATGATATTTCTCTTGTTATTCCTAGAATAGATTGGACAGCAAATACTGTCTACACTGCTTACTCAGATACAGTAGATATGTTTGTTGAAAACTCTGCAGGTGCTGTAATAACTAATTTTTATGTTAGAAATTCATATGACCAAGTATTCAAGTGTCTATGGAATGCTGCAAACACAGCAGGCTACGGTGCACAATCTACTGTAATGCCATTCTTTCAACCTGGAACATACGGTTCAAACTATATTTTCCAAGGCGCAGATAACTATAAATGGAAATATATCTACACGATTGATAAAAGTTTAAAAAGAACTTTTATGGATTCTACTTGGATGCCTGTTCCTGTAGGTCAAAATACTCCAGGTCCCGTATATACTTTAGGTGTTCAAACTGGTGCTTGGGCTGGTGATATTGAAGTTATCAATGTAACAAATCCAGGTTCAGGTTATTCAAATACTGTACCTGTTACTGTAACAATTACAGGTGATGGCACCGGAGCGGCTGGATATGCTCTAATATCAAATTCAGGTGGTATTAGTGATATCGTTGTAACTAATCCAGGGACAAATTATACATATGCAAATGTGGCAATAACATCCACATCAGGTACAGGTGCAACATCGATTGCGCCAATCAGCCCTGTTGGTGGTCATGGTTTTGATCCTATATCTGAGTTAGGATGTAATCATGTTATGTATAGTGCTGAATTTAATGGTGCAGATTTAAATAATGTTATTCCAACCAACATTGAATATCGTCAAGTAGGTTTGGTAATTAATCCTGTAGGTTCAGATACTTATCCAAATCCTGCCAATGGTGCAATATATGCTGCATACACACACATACAGTTATCACCAGGTGTAGATGGTGGATATATTTCAGATGAATTAGTTTTTCAAAGTAGTTCAGTTACTAATCCTTCATTTTCAACAGCAACTTATGTTGGAACAGTTTTGAGTTTTGATAGTTTAAATAATGTACTTACGTTAATAAATATAACAGGTACTCCAGTAATTAATGAATTATTAATTGGAAATACTTCAGGCACAGCAAGAACTTTATTGTTGGCTCAATCTCCAACAATTCTTCTACCATCAGGATATTTGGCCTACATAGAAAATAGGTCAGCAGTTCAAAGAAGTTCTGACGGTATAGAACAATTTAAATTTGTATTAGGATATTAAAGGTAAAAAATGGCACTAAATTTTAATGTAAGCCCGTATTTTGATGATTTTGATCCTACAAAAAACTTTCATCGAATTCTCTTTAAGCCAGGTTATGCTGTACAAGCACGTGAACTAACTCAGTCACAGACTATTTTACAAAATCAAATTAGTAACTTTGCTTCAAACATTTTTACTCAAAATACTCCTGTATCTGGCGGTAAAGTAACAACAAATTTAAATTGTTTCTATATTAGATTAAATTACACTTATGCAGGAGCAACTATTTCTGCTGGTAACTTTTTAAATAAAACAATTCAAGATGCGACAGGAACAATTCTTGCCAAAGTTATTGCTACTTCTGAAGGTGTTATTGGTGGTGATAGTCCAACTTTAATTGTTACATATATCTCAGGACCACAATTTTTTGATGGTTCTATAATTACTCCAATTGATGGTTCTAATTTTATTGCTTCAGTTGTTACATCTACAACAGGTAATCCGTCTACTGGATTATCTTCTACAGCATCTATTTCATCTGGTGTTTTTTATGTTGTTAACGGATATTCTCAATCATCAACACAAAATGCTGATGGAACTTATACAAATTATTCAATTGGTAACTTTGTACAAGTTAATCCACAAACAATTATTTTAAACAAATACAATAACTCACCGTCTTATCGTGTTGGTTTACAAATTACTGAAACAATTTATGATTACATTAATGATTCTTCATTATTGGATCCAGCAATTGGTGCCTCTAATTACCAAGCACCTGGTGCCGATAGATATGTGGTTACACTTACACTAACAACTTTACCTTTAACATTAGGTAACGATTCTAAATTTATTGAATTATTGAGAATTGATGGCGGTCAGATAGTTAAACAAGTAGATGGTACTGTTTACTCTACGATTGATGATTACTTTGCTAAGCGTGATTATGAAACAAATGGTGATTATATTGTTAATGATTTCAAATTAACTCCTTCATCTAGTGCATCTGGTAATTCTTATTATAATTTAAGTATTTCTAAAGGTATTGCTTATGTTCATGGTTATCGTATTGACAATCAGTCACAAGTAACTTTAACAAGTAACAGAGCACAATCAGTAAATACAATTAATAATAATGCCGTTTATATGGATTACGGTAATTATTTTACTATCAGCAATATGAATAATGTATTTGATACTGGTATTATGCCTTCAGTTGATTTACATTGTGTGTTTGCCAATCAAATTACTTCTTCAAATACAGTAACATATAATTCAACAAAAGTTGGTACAGCATTTATTCGTAATTTAAGTTATGTAACAGGTACAGGTTCAAACACCAAATCTTACATCTATAATGCTTACGTTTCTGATGTATCACTCAATACATTATCAGGTAATGTAGCTTCAGGAACAGCATCAACAATTACAATTAATGACCCAACAGACCAATTCTCTACTGTAGCAAACGCTTACTACGGTATTAGTATTACTGCAATAACAAACGGTGTTGTTGACGCTAGAACAATTGTTTCATATTCAGGTTCTACAAAAGTTATAACTGTAAATCAACCTTTTACAATTACACCAACAACATCTACAGCATTTACATTAACATTTAATCCAACAAATGTTAATTCGATTGTACAGGTAAACGGGTCGTATGCTTTGACCGCTAATGCTGACATCAATGTGGCACAAGGTAAAACAAATGGTATTGTAACAGGCGGAACAATATTTTATAATACAGGTTCACCTGAATTAATTTTCCCTGTTGGTTATCCTTACGTAGCACAAATTGCAAATTCTAGTTACTTTTCAACAAGAGTGTATCGTGCCAAAACATTTAGTGGTGCTGGTACATTAACATTATCTGCCACATCAGGCAATTCTAGTAACCCGCTCAGATTTGAAGGAACGGGATTATTATCCGCTTCAGCAGCATTACAAAATTTTATTATTATCAATACAACAACTGGTAATATTTTAGACTTTAGTTCAGCAGGTAATACAATTACTATTTCTTCTGACCACACAACAGCAACAATTCAAGCTTCAGCTTATTCTGGTCAGACTGTTGATGTAATTGCTACCGTACAGGTATCTAATGCAGATGGCGCTAACTTTGTTTTAAAATCTAAAAACTTAATTTCAGGTAATAATTCTTTTGTAAGTAGTTCATTGTCATCTGTTGGTTCAACAGGTACTTCGATTGATTTGACAAAGGGTCAAACATTAATTCCTAACACATCTGTCGTTTCAGGTTCATTGATACCTTTATATGTAACAGATATTAAACAGTTAGTTGGAATTTATGATTCTGGAAGCCCGTCTACTACACCAACAGGTGCTTTAAGTAATTATACAAATGTTACCAACTATTATACTTTAGATAATGGTCAAAGAGATAGCCATTATGATTTTGGTAATATCTCTTTAATACCTGGTGCACCTTTACCAAAAGGTAATTTGCTTGTAGTGTATAATTATTATTCACATACTCAAGCTTCTTCTGGTGATGGTTATTTTAGTATTCAATCTTATCAATCGTCAGGTTCAACTTACGGTGGCGTATCAACTTCACCTGAAGCTTACGCACAAATTCCTACCTACAAAGCAACTGATGGTACAATCTATAAGTTATCTGATTGTATTGATTTTAGACCATCAAGAGCAAACGGTCAAACAGCTTATATTTGGGAATATTCTCAAACTTGGTCATCAACAGGTGATACTGGTATTTTAATACCACAGAATTTAAGTAACTATACAAGTAACTATTATTATTATTTGGGTCGCCAAGACTTATTAGTATTAACTAAAGATAAGAGTTTTCAAATCATTCAAGGTACTGCTTCAGTAGCACCTTCTTTACCTGCACAACCTAGTGGATCATTATTGTTGGCTAATTTGATTTTGGATCCATATACTGCTTATGTTCCAGGTGAAAATCCTCCTGGCACAACACCAAACTTGTCTATCAATAAAGTATTACATAAGCGTTGGGCAAAATCTGATATTTCTGATTTAGAAACACGTGTTAATAATTTAGAATATTATACATCATTGAGTATCTTAGAATCAACTGCTGCAGCAAAACAAATTACCGATAACAATGGTGTAACAAGACCAAATTATGGTATTTTAGTAGATGATTTTTCATCTTTTGCTACTGCTGATACAGGTAATGCTGATTATGCCGCTAATATTAATATTAGAAATAATTACATGACAGCATTACAAGTTGTTAATAATTTCCAATTACAAAATCCTATCGTATTAAATTCATTAGGTACAATAACTGGTGGTTCGGCAACAAACACTTATGCAATTAATAGTATTCAAGGTACCATAACAAATATCTTTACTTTACCATACACAACTGCAAATGTAATTGTTCAACCTTTGGCAAGTTCTACTGTATCGGTAAATCCATTTTCTGTTAGTATTCAACAAGGTGTCGCTCTATTAAATCCTCCAATGGATAATTGGGTAGACAATACACAAGCGCCTCCAATTCTGATAACTGACCCAACGATGCAAGTTTATCAAGCATCAGGTGGTGTAAACCTAACTAACTCTGGTGACTTCCAAACAATACCGGGAACAACAAGTACAATTTCAAGTTCTGTTTCTGTTATTGGTCATGGTATTAATCCAAGCCCATTTGGTTATGTTGGTTATACACAAACATCCACTTCTACTTATACAAACCAATTACAAAATGTAACATCATCTGCATATAATCCGGTATCATCTACGTTTAATGTAAATAACGGTTATTTGACAAATGTTTCAATTTTACCTTATATTAGACCACAACAAATTATTGTTTCTGCTTCTGGTTTATTGGTGAATACTCCAATTACGGCAGCTTTTGATGGTACTATTGTTAATCAGTATATTACATCACCTAATACAATTGAGTTAACAAGTGTAACTGGTACATTCAATGCAGGCGATATTGTTGGTTTTTATATCTCTAATAATTTCTATCCAATTGCTCGTGTTATTCAAGTATATAACTATCCAAATGGTACACAATCTCGTTTATATGTTGGTGATATAGTTAACGCTCCAAATTCTGTAGGTTCAACAACACTACAAAATGGAAAATTTGATTCTAACGGAAATTATATTGCTAATTCTTCTACTGCTATAGGTACAGTACCGGCAGGTTCTATCGTCAATATTAGTATGTCAGGAGAAATTTCTGGTGTAGGAGGAAGTTATACAACAACAGCTAGTACAACTCCAGCCAACATATACTTGACACCAACAACACAAGGTTATTGTACATTCTTAAATCAATATGGTATTTGGGGTGATCCAAACAATAGTACAAGTTATTCAGCAAGTTTCCCTGTAACTTTAGTATCTGGTGCAACTTACACTATAATGGTATCAAGTTCAGGCACTGCAACAGTTCAACAGAATGGTACAACAATTGCTTCGAGTTCTAGTTCAAGTTCTGTGAGCACAACTACTTTTGTTGCAGCAGGTTCATCAGTAACTATTAGTTGGTCAGCATCAAGTTCTGGCACAACAGAATCAGCATTTGCGATGACAATTCAAGATTCTTCTGGCAATATTGTATTTTCTTCATTAACTCCTCCAGGAATAATTTATTCTAATGCTGGTACTCAAACAATCATGTATGGTGGCGGAGCTTATTTTACTGGTGCTACACAAGTTTATCTTGGACCAAATGCATCATCAACAACAAATTATTATCAAGGTTCACAAATAACGATTACATCTCAATATGTTTATGGTGTAAGTGTGGCAGCTACATATGTTCCACCACCTCCTGCTCCATCTGGTGGCGGCGGTGGCGGTGGGGGAGGTTGTTGTGTTGTTGCTACTGTTATGGCAAACTCTGGTGATATGTCTGAGTCACATTATAAACGATTAAATTCTTGGGCTGTTAAAGTTTTAGATAAGAATTTCTTAGGTGAAAGATTACACCGTGGTTATCACATAATTGCTCCTAAAGTTGCTATTCCATTATTGAAAACTAAAGCAAAAGGTTATGTTAATTGGTCATTTAAAAATGCAACTAATATGTTAATGGGTAAACAATTTAATTTATTATCTATACCAAATAGTTTATTTTGGATTACATTGATGGGTGTTACAGGAATGTTTGTAACTAAAGAGCAATCAGAGAAATCTTGGAATAATCTCTATAAATAATTGAGATTGGAAAAATAAATGACAACTTTAACATATTCTAGCCAATATAATTATACAGCAAATATTACTGCTTATAATGGCACAACACACATTGCAACTCTTGACAAACCAGTTAATATTTCTTTAGGAATTAATAATACTTTTGGTGATGTAAATTCTCATTATACCATTAGAGGGGTTCAAACAAATATTTCTAGTGCTATCACCAATGGTAAACCTATGAAATTATCTACGGATGAAAATGGCAATTTTGTAGGTATCTTTAATGTTCCATCAACAACATTTCAAACTGGTAGCAGAGTATTTCGTATTGATAACAGAACTGTTGTAACACAACCTAATACAGCAACAACATATGCTGAAGCAACATTCACAGCATCAGGTTTATCAACACAATCACAACATTTAGATTTTGCACCATCAGTTGATTCTTCTTCACAGACATTTACACAAGTAAATCAAATTGCTAATCAACTCGTTAGCACAATTAACACATATTCACCATATGATCCTGTAGCTCAAACATTTATGGTGTCTAAAGATAATTATCCTAACGGTGTATTTTTAAATTCACTTAAATTATTCTTTGAATCTAAACCATCCTCAAATATTCCAATTACGGTTGCAATCGTTCCAACAGTTAACGGATATCCAAGTGGTGCTGCATTGAGTTATTCAACAGTTACATTACAAGCCAATCAAGTTGTTACTTCAGTAACTCCTCATTATTTGGATCCAACAACATATACTGAATTTATGTTCCAGGCTCCAGTATACATTCAACCAGGCGTTCTCTATGCTTTCATAGTTAAAACAAGTTCACCTGATTACAATTTATACTACGCAACACAAAATCAAATTGCTGTACCTTCTACAGCTAAAGCATTACCAACTAGTGCTAATCCCAATAATCCAACTAAGATTGGTTCAGCACCTTATATTGGTGCTTTGTTTGAATCACAAAATTCTATAACTTGGACAGCAGACCAAACATCCGATTTAATGTTTGTAATTGACCAATGTGTATTCCAAACAGGAACATCTTCTGTTTCTTTTGTTGTACCCCAAGGTGTACCGTATAGAAAAATTGGTAATCAAGATATTCGACACAAACTTGATGCAAATACGGTATTGAATGTATTTGGTAACTATTCATCAGATAGACCTGTTGATGCAATCAATGTTTCTACAACTGATTTTACTCCTACAGCGACAGCAATCAATTACACATACACATCAACATTGAAAAATGGTAATGTATTAACATCACCAACAACAATTACACCGGGTACTTTAGGTACTCCAATGTCTGACCATGTGTATTTGAATGACGGTAACGGTGAACGTGTTTTATTAGCATCATCAAATAGTTCATTTGCATTATATGCTAGTATGTCTACAACGGATACAAATGTAAGCCCTATTATTTCTGATGATGGAGTTTCTTTATATTCTGTTCGTTATATTATTAACAACATGGGTATTAGCAATAGTGTTATATCAATCAACAATGCTGGTTTAGGTTATAATGTAGCTACGGCCACAATTAGTATTTCAAATCCTGATGTAGGTTCTAGTTATCCTGTTCTTGGATTTACTGCTAATGCTAACGGTGCAATTACTTCAGTATATACTGTTTCTCCAGGTGCAGGTTACTTAACAAATCCAACAATCACTATTTCTGACCCAACAACAAGAAGTGGTAATGCAAATGCTTCTATCGTAGTTCATGGTGAAACAGGTTCTACTGGTGGTAATTCTTATGCTAAATACTTTACTAAGAAAGTTGTGTTGGCACCAGGAAATGATTCAGGCGATTTAAGAGTTTACTTAGATGCTTACCAACCATTAGGTTCAAGCATTTATGTGTATTACAAAATCTTAAATTCACATGATACAACTTCATTTGATTCAGGCAACTGGCAGTTAATGACTTGCGTAAGTAACTTTACGGCATACTCAACATCAAGAAGTAATTTGATTGAATATGAATATGCACCAGGTATATTCTCTAGTAATGCCGCTAACAATCAAGTATCTTATATCAATTCAAACGGTCAAACATTTAATTCATTCAATCAATTTGCTATTAAAGTAGTTCTAGCAACAAGTGA